CTTTCGCGAATATTTAAATGATAATTCGCTGTATTTTATTGAAGACCTTAGCCCTCAAGGGCGTGTTAACAACCCTATAGAGGAATTAATTAATAATTGCACTGTCTATCAACCGAAGCATGGGAAGGGAAGAATAGCAGTTATTACAAACCCATTTAATGCAGGAATTACCGAAGCTGGTAAAAAATTTGTTGAGAAGTACAAAAACCAAGGCGAACTTAAATAATGAATGCGTATATTATTACAACCGTAAATCGATTCAAAAGCGAAAAGGTAGAAAAACTTACACAAAGATGTGTAGATTCTTGTCATAAATTTAATCTTAAACCTGTTTTAGTTAATGCAATTGTTCCTGCAAATCTAGAAAGTGTTTATCCTGGCTGGCCTGTAAGAGAAGACTATAGAGAAAGACTCTACAACAACTATAGAAGAAAAGCAGGAAAAGAGCCAACAGATGAAATAAAAAACCGTATGATAGTAATGCAACAGTGTATGACTATGAGCCACTATCAGACACGAAAAGCTATTATCGAAAAAGGAGATGAACTAGCAGTTATTCTTGAACATGATGCGGTTTTTATGAAACCATTGCCCAATAATATAAAATATCGTTCTCGTATTGTGAACCTCTGTTCAAGAGAGCAGGC